TCCACGATGGACACGCCAGCATCACCGAAGCGAGCGCCTACGCCGAGAACGATCGTGTGGTTCGCCGCGCGCTGGAAGTCGATCAGTGTGGTCGGATAGTCGGTGCCAGTGAGCGTGATCTTGCCGTCACGCAGAGCGACCGCCGCCATGTAGTTCCAGGTGCGCCGAATACCGGTGACATGGGAATTCACCATCGCGGCTCGGATCAGGTTCAGACGCTGGCCAGGAGTCAGCGTAACGGGAACCTGCGAGGCGTTCTGGTCGATTCCAACTCGCCGGGTCAACGGCATCATCGGATCAATCTGATCCTCCGCCTTGACGTAGGCAGGCTTGAACCGAAAGCCGGTCGCGTTGTCATCGTACAACGACTTGCCGCGCCCGGTGGGCAGGACGAACGGAGCGAGTTTCCGGCCCGCGATCGGCATTTTCTCGAAGTCGATGTAGCCGGTGGGATCGGTTTCCGCCATGTTCGGAAACCACTGCATCCAGTAAAGAGGATCCGCCTTCATGTCGCGCATGACGCCGAGGAAGGTGTTGGTATCCCACAGTTCGTAGTTTTGGCTGACGCTGCTCAATGGAACCTCCTGTTATTACGCGCCGCGCTTGGCGACGATGATTTCGGTCAGGGCGTAGCCCGCGAATTTGAAGGCGTCCAGCTTCTTGGCATCGGTGTCGAAGGACGAATGCCAAACAAGGGCGGCCATGTTGAAGCAGCCCGAGTACCAGACCTGACCATTCATGGAGCCGGTGGCACCAAGCGTCGCCGCTTGAGCCAGAACCCCGATGGGACGAACGCCAGAGCGATCCAGACCACCAGTCAGCGTGACGGCACCGAAAGCCGCAACAGCGGAGGTTTCGGTGGTGGCGACCTGGTTTCCGACAATACCCAGCTGGCGCGAGGTCAGCGTGACAACACCGGCGGCAGCGACCGCTGACACCAGCGGATGCTGCGGCGTCAGAGAACCGTAAAGGCTGCCGGCACCGGCACCGCCGTTGATAGCCGCAGCCAGGTTCGACGCGGTTTCCGTGGCCGAAGCGCCGATGCGGACTTCGCCTGCGACCGTGGTCGGCGCTGCCCGCAGAGTGTAGACGACGCCGCCGATGGTGACAGTTTCTGCCGCAGTGCCCACGCCGGTAAGGGTCAGCGTGCCGGTGGCAGCCGCTTCACCGATGCCGGACGTGGCAAACGTCAGCCTGCCGTTGTTGTCCAGGCCGACGACCGAAAACTGAAGGAAGGAAGTGTTGTTGGCCAGCGGAAAGCCAAATGCCGGTTTGAGAATCGGGTCCTGCCCGGCAAGCAAGAAGCTTTGCAGGTACGTGTCCATAACCTCGAAGGAGGCCCGACCCGGATCGACATAGGGGGGAATGATGGTCGTCATCTCAGATTACTCCTTCTTCTCAGCGAAGCCCGGCAGACCGTAAATAGTCGCCAGGGTACGGGTTTCCTCGGCAACACTCATCTTGGTGTCGCCAGAGGTCTTTCCTTCAGCGCCCACGTCGGGATTGGTGCTGCCTTCCATCGCGGCCTGAAAGAGCGCGGCAGAAACGCCAGCAGTGGCTGCCCCTTGGGGCGTGACTACGGGAGCAGCGGCCTTTTCCTCGGGCAGGGTCGCCAGAAGCGTGATCGCTTCATCCGACACCATCGAACTTTTCAGAGCGAAATTGAGCGCCGCAGAAGGGCGGCCCTTGGCGGGCTCCGAACCGATGATCGCATTGATGCGCGTCATCGCTTCGACGGAACCCTCTTTTTTGCCTTCGGCCCGAGCGGCGGCGACAGCCGTGGCCAGAGCTTCTTCGGTGATACCGGCCTTGGAGTCGTTGGCCATCTCGTTGTCCTCTTCGTTGGGGTTGACTGCGGCCACGAAGGCCATGAATGCGTTTTCGAAAGACCCGGCCTCATCGGCCAGCCCGTTCTCAATCGCTTCGGCTGCCATGAAAGTTGCGGCCTCGGTCGCCCGAACGGCCTTCTCCTCCATGTTCCGGTTTCGGGCGACGATCGCCACGAACTCGCTGTAGAGCGCGTCGATGCGCGTCTGAATCGTTGCCTTCACGGCGTCGGGCAGGGGTTCGTAAGGATTCCCGTCTACCTTGTGTTTCCCGGCAAAGATGTAAGTTACCTTAAAGCCATAGGATTCCATCGCCTTGGACTGATCGACGTGCATGGTCAAAATGCCGATCGACCCGACACCGCCGCTGCGAGACACAGCGATCGTGTCGGCCGCCGAGGCGATGGAGTAGGCCGCAGAGTAGGCCGAGTCGTTTACGAACGCCTTGATCGGCTTCTTGCCACGCATGGCGAACATCTTGTCCACCAAGTCGAAGTTGCCGCTGACCATGCCTCCGGGCGAGTCGATCATCAGGGCGATGGCCTTGACGTTGGCGTCATCTATGCCGCGCTTCAGCGCCTCATTGATGTATTCATACCCGGTGGCGTAACCGCCGTCCGCGTAAGGGAAATTGTTGAGCAGCACACCCTGAACCGGGATCATCAGGACGCCGTTGCTGACTTGATAGGGGCGGAAAGAAAACAGCCAGTCCCCCTCTTCCGGCCAGAAACCTGCCCCGGCGTATTCTTTGGATTCAATCGCTTCCAGGGTTGTGGCGGCCCTGGCAACGCAGGACTCAAAGCGGGCCTGCGACGTGATGTCGATCAGGGCAGGCTCATCTTGAAAGCGGGCGAGAATTGGGTTCACGGGTTTGCCTCCTGCGGAGATGCGGTGAGCGAGTTCTCCATGTCCTGGGTGTCCTGCTCATATACCGAGGGCAGATCGAGGTTCTTGTCGTTGGCCAGTTCTCTTGCGATTTGCTTGGACACAGCACGCCAATCGGCACCAGTGCGACGAGCGATCACCGTGTCCTTGGTCGTCAGACCAGCCTTGAGCGCGAGAATGTCGGCCTGAGTTTCCTTCAGCGGTTCGATCAGACCTTGACCGGCGCCGATCCAGTCGCAAGCCGTGTAGGCTTCGCCGTTCAGGCCGTCGTAGAAATTGGGGACATTGCGCCGCTTGAGAGACTCCAGCCCGTTGGCGTTGACAATTTCTTCCATCCAGAGCCGGTAGACAAAGTTGGCGTACTTGTCGGCCACCATCTTTTTTCTGGCCTGCATCGACCGCCAGGTCTCCGACATAGAGGCGCGCGTCGAACTGTAGTTGGCTTGGCTGTAGTCCTTGGACAGCTGCTCATAACCGACACCCAAAGACGCCGCGATGTGCCGCAGAAGCGACTGCTCGAAGCTCGCGCCGACCGGGCTTGCCGCCCCTGGGTTCTGAATCTTCAGGTGGGTGCCAGGCGCAAAAACTGGAATTTTCGCGCCGTTCATGTGAATGTTTTTGGCGTTTGAAGTGTATTGTCCGATGGCCTCCAGATAGTCTTCCATCCAGGCGACGGCCGGGTTTTCTCCACCGGCGCCCATGCCGGTGTAGACATCACCCGCAGGCATGTCGGACTCAATGCTGGCAGCATAGGTTGCCGCCACGACCGCCCGCTCCAACTCCACTTTGCGGAACGCCCGCATCATTCGCATTTCGGACAAAGCACTGGCCATTGAAGCCACGCCGCGCGTCTGATCCGGACGCATTTGCTCGAACACATGCAGGATCATCTGCCTGCCCCACGGTTTGCGGGCGGGCACACGCTTCCATTTGAAGGCATCCAGAAAAGTCAGCCTGTAGTCGAAGTCGTTCGGATGCGTGGTGCGGATGTGATAGGCCAGCGGAGCGCCGCGGCGGTCCCGCTCCACCCCGGAACGAATCTCAGTCAGGTTGACAAGATCGTAGGGAGTCGACAACCGATCAGCATCAATCATCTGGACACAGGTGCGGAACGGACGCCCGTCATTCGGAGACCACTCGGCCGATGCCAGGACCTCTCCGCCGATTGTGTAAACGCCGATGGCTAGGCGAACCTGTTCCGTCAGAGTATTGACGCGGGCCGCATCGGACCAGCAACTCGGGCTTTCCGCCCAGAGGGTGAACTTCGACTCGACTTCCTCTTGGAACTCGGCTTCCCACTTCTCGTCTTCCTTGCCCCAGAGAACCTTCGTCTGAGGGCGCGCATTCAGCCGGTAGTAGGCTCCGACAATGTTGTCCTTGTGGACCGCTGCGCCGCCGGCGACATAGGCGTCATTGCGCGCCATGTCGCGCGACCGGGCGTCAAGGGCGTACTTCTCGGGCAGAAGGTCGGCATCCGCAGAACGCAGCTGGGGCTGCCAGAGCGCCAGGTTCTCCGTGACGCTCGACCCATCATAAGATACCCCTCCCGGTTGGCCTGCGGAAGCAGAGTCCCTGGGAGGGGCAGTAACCGCAGCGGGGATGGGCGCGGCGGTTAGACCGATCAATTCGGCGATCTCTGGGTGCATGTCACTCACGAGAAGATCGGACGCAGCGGAAAGCGGGCCGTACCGGACCCGCTTTCTTCGGCTTTGATTTCGGCCTTCAGTTCGGCGATGTAAGCCTTCAGCCGGGAAGCGTTCGCCGAAGTGTAGCGCACGCTTTCACCGTTGCTGTCGCGCACCTCGGCCACGCTCTCGCCGCACATGATTGCGTCATATGCTGCTTCCGCTTTGGCAAGGCGCTGGCGAAGGGTCTGGCTCATTTCACATCCGACAGAACTGTTTGGCCAGTCATATCGGATGTGAATGTTTGGCGCAAGTCTTAGTTGACTTTCACCTTTTTATTGGATTTTGTCGACACCCGCCTCGCGCAAAGCCAGCAGAACTATGCTGAGTGGCACCGTCTGAGTGCCAAGGGTAAAGGTCTGCGCTGTTGCATCTGCCCGAGCCAGGGGCTGCCTGCGAATATGAGTCGCAGGCTCGGTTGCAAGTTGCTTCTCTATGTCGGCCCGCTGCTCGGCAACCGAACGAACCGGAGCGCCCTCCGGAAACATGCGTTTGAATTCTGATGGCGACATCTGTCGCCACGATCCGCGCTTGACTTCGATCTCGCCCTTGACCACGCAGCACCAATCAAAGGGCTTGTCCTCCGCGATGTTGATTTGCACGTCCCGAGGTCTACCGACCATGTGCTTGATGAAAGGTTGAGACTTGACCATTGCCATGATCAATGTCGGAACCAATTTCCCATTGGCAACCTCAAGATACCATTTGAACATCGGATCGCGGTGCAGATAATGCTTGTCTAGGGCGATCAGCAGTTCGCAAATTTCCCGGAAGTTCGCGGCCATGTTGGCCATCAACTGTTCGATTTTGGCCGCGATCTGGGCTTCGTTACGGTTGAGCATTGGTCCGTTCCTCTTTAAGTTTCTTCATTGCATTGAAAATGGACATCATCGCGGTTGAAGTGCCCGTAGAGCGATATGCGGCACGCGCCTTCTCGGCCAGCTTCTCCCGATTGGCATCACGGTAGGCCGCATGGTAGGCGCGCTTACTCTCGCAAATCTTCTCCCGATTGGCCTCATAGTAGGCGCGTCCATACTCGCAAATCTTCTCCCGATGTGCCCCACGGTAGGCGCGATTGCTCTGAGCCACCTTCTCCGGATGGACCTTACAGTAGGCGCGTTGCTTGCAGCGCTTAGAGCATCGCTTCGCATCCGAACGCTTCGCCAAAAACTCAACACCGCAGTCCAGACAGTTCTTCACATACATCCCAAGGCTCCTATCAACTACGCAAATACTATCACGCTAAATGTGATAGTCAAGCCAGTTTATCAGCCAGTTCGGCAAAGGACTTTTTGCCTTTCGGTTTCACAACCTGTTCACCAGCGCCCCCAAAGACGAACTCGTTGTTGTCCCACTCGTCAAACCAGATCGGTGGTTCGGTCTTGCTGATCCGGTCCAATCCGAAATGCACATAGGGAACGCCGCCCTCTACCGGCCGCAAGGCTATGGCCATTGCATAGTAGGTCAAGTCGAAGGACTCGTTCCGCCGCTTTCTGGTGTTGACCCATCCCTTTTCAGACCTGATCTCGGAAGTCATTTGAACGTAGAACCAGTTCTCCATCCAGTCGGGATAGCGCAGTTTGCCACCCGCGTTTTCTTCTTCTCCGCCGCCGGCCTCTGCGATCCGACGGGACATCATGAGGAAAACGAGGTCCTTCATCGAGTTCGAATTCAGCATCACTACCGGCACATCACCGCGGGCTGTAGCCTTCTTGTCCTTCTGCGAGGAGTCGGGCCAGGTCGTTCGCGCTCTCGGTGCGCTGCGAGACGGCTCGCCTTTGAGCAGCAGGAAACGGCGATGCGCTCCGTCGCCCTGAGACTTCAGGTGACGCCAGAAATTGTAGGCGTGACCTGTGACGCCCTCGGCCCCGCCCGAGTCACACCCGGTCGCCCTGATTTTCATTCGGCGGCCAGAGTCGTCCGCCAGTTCATAGCTTCGGTCCATGACCTCTCGCTGCAGGACTTTCCAGTCTTCACCATAGGCAGCAGGGTCAATCGGCAGGCGCTCACCGTTCGAATTGAGGCGATCTGACAAACGGACCTTGAAGGCATCGACCACGGCGACATCGCCGCTGGCAAAGAAGCCGTTGACCTGAACGACAAATGCAGATTTCTGCACGTCAATAGTGGCGATCAGCGAACGGACCCCATGCGGGACCGTGGGCCGCTCCGGAGTTGAGCCCCAATCCTCAGACCGGTTCTTCAGGGCCTCCGGAGAAATCTCAGACATGCGGGATTGTGGAACGTAGTAGCCGCCTTGGTCGGTGGTGATCGTCTTGCGCAACGGCCCGTCATCACCGGTTTCCTCAAGCGCCTTCATGGCCCGAAGATACTTCTCCACCAGTTGGCCCCACTCTTGGTACGCAGCCGCAGGCCCCTTCAGCCAGAACGAGGCGATGCTGGACCGGGCCACTCTTTCGCCGGGTCGAACAGCAACCTCGCCGGTCGGAAGGATCATTTCCCCGTCTCGAATCCACTTTCCGCCGCTGTTCAACGAATCTTTCAGACGCGGCTCGATCACGCAGCCGTTGTGCGGGCAGACCATCACGGTCTTTTCACGAGCCTCCATGATGTCGCCCGTCTTTGGATAAGACAGCAGCGAGAAGTCTGGCTCAAACCATTCCGAGCAGGACGGGCAGCACCAATGATACCGGCGACGATCACCCCGGTTGTAGAGTTCGAAGATGCCCTTGATCGGTGGCGCGGCGTGGGGCGTCTCGGGGATCCAGCGCGGGTCTTGAATTTCTTTTGAAGGGTTCGGGGAGGACTCGGCGGCCGTCATGGCGAAGCGTTTGAAAGTCGTCGTTCGCATCGAGCCGAGGTCATACGGATTGCCCTCGCCATCCACGTTGTCGTCCATCCGGTCGTAGTCGATGAACATCACCCGGCCCACGGTGATAGCCGAAAGGTTTGAGGCTGTCGGGTAGGTCAACAGGAATCGCATCCCGCTCTTGAAGGTCTTGTCGAAGGTGTTGTCGAACTGCCGGGCCGTGACCTGCTGCGCGCGAACTGCGGTCGATGCGATCAGAGAACGATCAAGGTCGCCCTTCGACCATTTCCGCGCGTTCATCATGTCCATGTGTACGTAGAGCATGTCGGCCGGGTCGGTCATGACGGTGTGATTCAGCCAATTGAGGCCCATCACGGTTTTGCCGGTCCTTGCCGGCCCAACAAACACCATGCCCTGAAAATCAAGACTGGTCAGGACATCCTGCGGCTCCTTCAGGTACGGAGTCTTGTCGACCGACCACGGCTTGCTGTAGCCCCCGCCCGATCCGATCTTGGTGTATTTCTGTGCGGCCTCGGTGACGGTCATTCGGTTCGAAGCCCGCAGCCCCTGAAAGGACACGGCAACCAAGTCCTCAAGGCGCCCGTGGGGGGCCTCCCGGATCAGCTCGTCAATCGTCGGGGGGCGGATTGATCTTCTGCGGCTCAATCTGTGTCCGACTCCGACAAAAGACCTGTGCCACCGGCCGAATCCATCTCATCCTTGATCGTATGCGCCATAGAGAAGGTGGCGATCTCGCGGGGCATGTTCACAAGGCTTTCCCTGATCTGCTCGACGAGGCGATGAGTGCTGTCCACCAGGGCATTGTACTGTTTGTCGTTCAACAAGTCCTTTTCCGGAAGGTCCTCGATCCACATCTTGATGTCTTGCCGGATCATCAGGTCAACCCGGCTGAAAACCAGCCGAACTTCATCGTCGTGCCACAGCTGTCCACTGGACCGCATAACCTTGTTCCGCTGCGCCGCGCTGTCCCACCACATCTTGTTGACGTAGGGTGGCAGGCTGGCAGCGTTCTGCTGGCCGAACCACGCTTCAATGTCGCCGCGGGGCGGCACAAGGTAGGACATGGCGGTCATGAAGTCGTAGAGCGGGGCTTGGCT